CATATTAACTTCGTTTGCTATAATATGAAGTAGTAATCCATAAGAAGCAATGTTAAATGGTAATCCTAAAAATGTATCTACACTTCTTTGATTCCACATTAAAGAGATTGCTCTATTTGGTGTTGGAGTATAATATGAATTATCAAAATCAGGTAAATTATTAGGGTCAAAGAATCTTTCCATACCTGTTTCATAATTGTTATTAAACCAAATATTATATCTTCTTTCATCACTCAATTCAGTTGTATAAACCTGAAACCCATAATGACAAGGTGGTAATACCATTTTGTCTAACTCACCTACATTCCAAGCACTAACCATTAATCTTCTACTATCTGGATTTGTTTTTAATTCGTTAATTAGATTATCAATTTGGTCAATCCTTCCATTCTTACCATCCCACTTTCTCCATTGCTTACCATAAATAGGTCCTAACTCACCCCACTTTTTTGCAAAGTCCTTATTGGTTTTTATTTTATCTATAAATTCTTCGTTAGTTAATGGCGTTAAATCATCTGGATTACTAAACATATCATCAATATGTGGTTGTGTTCCAATTATATCACCACTCATATATCCATCAATAAGTTCATTTACTTCTTTAGTATAGTTCTTATATGCATCACCATCCCAAATATGATTGTTATGTTTTAATAGAAAAGAAATATTAGTTTGGCCTGTTAAAAACCAAAGTAATTCTGATACAATTTGTTTCCATGCCATTTTCTTTGTTGTAAGTAGTGGAAACCCTTCCTGCATATTATGGCGGATTTGATGTCCGAATTCAGATATAGTACCAGTTCCAGTTCTATCTTTTTTCTCTACACCAAATGCAATAATGTCACTTAGTAGTTGTTGATATTTTTTATCTAATGTATTCATATTAAATTATTAAATCATCCATTTTTATATTATGCTCCTCTAATATTTCATATATCTTTTCATATACGATATCTAACACTTCATATTTATCAATCTCTTTGCCTTCCAAAGACCACTCAATACTTTTCTTTGTGTTATGTGTTATATCCCACAATGCCAATGCCATATCTAATGATTTTACAGCCCTCATATGTGCCATAGTATCATCACTATCATTCAAATTGTATTTTAAAATTGCTTCTGCCATAATCTAATAATTCATATAGTTTGATGTTAGTACCCATCTTTTTTCAGTTGGGTTTGTATTAGCTTCAGTTCTATGTCTTAAATACCCCGGAAATAAAAGTACATCACCAGTTATTGCTGGAATTGTTTTCCAACCATATATCTCATCATCGTATTGTTTAATATAAAATCCTTTATGATATTCCAATGGGTCTCTAAATTGAATGTATCCACCATTTTCAGGCATATTTAAATAAGCTGCTGATGTTAATGTTGTTGGTCCGTGATGATGCTTTTCAGTAACCCCACCTTCACCATGAAAGTTTACCCAAGAGTTAGATACTTTATATTCATGTCCTTTAAACATACCCCATTCATTTAAAATAATATGCTGTGCAATATTATCCAACCATTTATAAAATTCTTTAAACTCATTCATTATATGAGGAGCTTTGTTTTTATTTGGTGCCGAACTAGCTGCGTTACCTATTTCTAAATGTGTTTTGATATTTGTAGTATTTATCAAATCATCACAAATTGGTTCTAATTTTTTAAAATCAAAACCATCATAATGAACTTTAATTATAAGAGGTTCAAATGGAGTAACATCAATTAGTTTTGGTGCGGACATTTCTTTTTGGTTTTTCAGTTTTAGTTCTAAAGAATACAAATAGCTTAGATTCTAAATTATCCATTTGAGTCATTGCTATCCATTTTCCTAATACACTACCACCTATATAAAATGGTAATACCCACATATCTCCTTTTAACAAACTATCTAATGAGAAATAAACTGAAGCAAGTGATACTAAATTAATCCATACTGAATTAACTAATAATCGGTTCAATTGATTTTCATATGTAAATTTAATCTCTAATACTTTGAAGATATTAAACATAATTTGAAAGGTTAATATTGCTATATAGTTTATCATTTAATAAAAGGTAAAATTGCTAATTCTTTTGCTTTTGCCTCAACCATTATATCCACATTAATACCATATGTGTTTGGTAATTGTTTAATATAATCGGAATGGGCTTGTGGTTTACTTCCTTCTTTACTTTCTGAATAATGAACAACAGGTGTAATACCTCTAGGCCAAGTTGATGCTGCTACTTCCAATGCTTCATCTTCCGATAATACGCCGGGACAAAATTTGTAGTGATGATAATCAAATACAATAGGAATACCAATTCTTTCGTGAATATACATTAAATCACATACTGAATACATAGATGCTTTATCATCGTTCTCAATTGTTAATCTACTACGAACTGAATTAGATAATTTTTTGAAGTTTTTACAAAATCTATCCATTGCAGCAATCTTATCACCATATACTCCGTTACAATGTATGTTAATTTTGTTATAAGGAGTTTTAGATAACCCCATCATATCAAATACTTTACCATGTAACTCTAAATCAGCTATAGTCTTTTCAACTACGGATTCTTTGGGCGATACTAATACATTAAACGGACCGGGATGCGATGTAATACGAATACCCCAATACTTTGCGAAATCACCAGCTTTCTTTAACTCACTCTTAATCTCTTTGTAATCTTTTAATTGAGTTAAATCCAATTGGTCACCCCACGGAATAAGAGCAGATGATAAACGAAAGAATTTAATTCCATTCATTCTATTCCACTCTAAAATCTTAATGATATCTTTTGCATTGAGTAATGCAAGTTCGGAAACATAATCCATTCCTTTAGCGTTAAAAGTCCTCTTAACCATAGTTCGGTTAGTAGTTACTTTTTTACCCATACTCATATTAATACATGCGTATCCTAAGTTCATCATTTTGGTACAATTTGTTGTTATACAAATATACGAAAATTATTTGAATTTACCAAATATTAATATGATTTTCCTGAAAAGTCCGTTGGGTATTGGGAAGGCTTGATGTTTTTTATCCAGTAATTAACGGCATTTTGGTCATTTATCCAATTCTTACGGTCATCCCAATTAAAAGTAGATTTAGCGTAGTAAGGTAACATATTTTTTATTGCAGCTGCTCTACTTGGATGTTCAGCTCTTACTATATCTATTATACCATCACCATTTGTATCGTACCCATCAATAGTACCATCATTATCATAATCAATTGCTCTCTTTGAGTAATCGGTTTGGAGGTTCATCAGTATCTCATCAGTTATTTCAGGCTCCAATGCTTTCTTATCTTCATCAGTTAGTGTTACTTCATCTTCTTCCACAATTGTTGTAGCGGAATTAATTTCTTTTTTTTTTATGTCCTCCGTTTGAAGTAATTGCTCTTTATATTTTTCAGCTGCCTGTATAAGCTCCTCATTTGGTCCTATTGGGTTATCTATAGCGTCAAAGAACACTTCGGTATCTTTTTCAGTTGCTAATATAGGAGTTTCTTCATCTTTTGTAGAATTTTTTCCACTATCTCCGTATATTTGGTAATTTTTTTCCATTAAATCATCCAAATCATATGTTTTTTCCTTTTTTTTACCAATTAATCCGTTAAATGCAATAATTAGAGCGATTGCTAACGGGTCAAACACTATTACAATCAAAAATATGAAGAATTTTACAACATTTTTCAATTCTATACCAAATGCTTCGGCAATAAAACGAAATCCACCTACTTCTTTCTCCAAATCTAAGTTTGCAATCTTAATTTCGTTGATTTTTTCGTTATTTTTGGCGTTTTCATCTTGCAAAGTAGAAATTTTACCATTTATAGTAGCTACTTGCTTATCTTTGTTATCAATTGAACGTAGTAAACGTGAATTTACCTTACCCTTCTCTAATATTGTTGATTGAGTTGAGGATAATTGTCCTAATTGAGTATTAAGTTGAGTAATTTGTGAATTATTTTGCTCAATTTTAGTTGAAAATACCAATACTTCCCTATCTACTTGCTGTAATTGAAGGGATTGTGCTTGGAAAGCGTTTGAAAGGTATCCAAATATACCAGCAGAAGTAATTATCATAAGAATTCCTACTGCTATTGTTAAATACCACTTATTAAATCCCTTAACTTCATCCCACATTTGCTTTAGGTATGTTGCAGCAACTAATTTAGCAAACTCCAATGAGCCTGCCATCACCATTACTGCCGTTGATGCTCCACTAAATAGTACACCCAATCCAGTTACTGAAAAGAATGCTGCACATCCGGCAATAATTAGGGCTGAAAATCCAACTAAGAACTTTAACCAATTCATTACGATAAATCTACGATGTTTGTTGTTAATTCTACCAATCTTTCGATTTCATTTGATAACTTAATTGCTTCCGCTTGATTAGCAGGTCTTTCACCTTTTAACATTTCAGCAATAACTTTAGCTCTTTTAGTAATAGCTTCTAAATGCTCTTGAGCTCTCATTTTGTATTCTGGTTTCATAATTTGTTTTTTAAATTGTATATATAAATATACTCTAAATAAAAATGAGGGTGATTTTACTCACCCCCACTATTGTTAGTTTGTTTGTTTAGTTAAATTAACCAATCGAAACCGTTCGTTTCTTTGGTTTTTCGGGTTCTCTCTTTGGTATTTGTAATTCCAATACACCATCTTCAAACGATGCTTTTACATTATCTAAATCAAAGATTTTAGAATCAGCTGTAAAACTTCTTAAGAACGATGAACGTTTAACTTCTCTACGAAGATATACTCCTCCTTCTTTCTCTGTTGCTTTATTTGATTTTTCTCCTTTTAGTGTAATCACATCACCATCTACATCGATAGTAATTTGTTCTTTGGTTAGACCAGGAACTTCTGCTACAATCTCAATACGGTCATCAAAATTAATGATGTCACATTTTGGATAAGCTGCTTGTTGGAATGCGTTAATACCAATTTCCTTTGATAATTCAGGAAATGATTCTGAAAATACTCTATCGAATAAAGTATCTAATGGTGAGAAGAACTCGTCCCTAAATTGGGGAATAGGGAATCCCTTTTGAATTTGTGCTTTCATTTTTACCTTGTTTTTAAGCGTTAATTTGTATCTCCTTTTGGATGATACGCTGATATGCTGGCCAGCTCTATCAGTTTATAAATATAATGAAATTATTTTTTATTTAATTCCGTTCTTATATTCACTATTCTCAATTCTGCAACTCATATGGTCTGCCCAATGCAATAGGTAAGGTAATTCAGTCTTTAACTGAAAGTTCTCATCATATGAAATAAAGTATTTTTCGTTTCCTTTATTATACAATCCATCTGCTAACATAATACCCAACATTTCTTTTTGAGTATATTGAATACTATATTTTTGTAATGTCCAAAGTGCTCTATGGGTTACATCAAAATAATTAATCTCTGGATTTTGTTTGAATAGTGAACCTTGATTCTTACGATGCCAATCTGATTCTTGCTCTACATAATACGGATGACCAACATCACCCAACTTACCTAAGTCGTGGTGTAATGCTGCAAATAATAATTCTTCAACTTCAAAATCTACGATACCACCGTTAGCTTTGAATTGATTCATCTGTCCGATTGAATTCTTACATACATTCATAACGTGGTCAATATAACCACCATTGTATGCGGAATGAAAGTGAGCCTTCCCACTTGCCGGCGCTAATAATAATTCC